ATGTCTCCCAATGGAACCACTAAATGCGATTGGCATAGAGCAGACATAATCGCAGCACTTAAGAAGAAAGGGACTTCTTTAGCTGCGTTATCCAGATCAGCTGGGTTGAATCAACGGACTTTAAATAACGTTTTGGAGCGTAAGTACCCCAAAGCAGAAGAGTTGATCGCAAATGCTATCGGTGTAAAGCCCGCTGATATTTGGCCGTCACGATACCCAAGCGCTCAAGAAGAGGTCGTCCATGAGTAAAGAGTGGTTTACCTCTGCTGAGCTTGCTGGTGTTCCAGGCATGCCTAAAACTGTTCGTGGTGTGAGGGTCAAAGCTGACAAATCACATTGGATCTCAAGAGCAAAATCAAAAGGCCAAGGCTTTGAGTATCACATTTCAAGTTTCACTGATGAAGTTAAAGCGGCATTGATTTCGAAAGTGGCCGGTGAAGCCACTTCAAATCAGATCGTTGAGCGCTTCGAGCGCGAAGTTGAAAAAGTTGCCACAACAGAGCAAATAAACTCCGAAACGGAATTGCTGAACTTAGCAAAAATGCCAGTTAATCAAAGCAGTTTGGTTTTGGCAAAGCTGGAGGTATTAGCAGCCTATAACCAATTTTTGTCGCCTTACAAGAAGGCTCGCAAACTGACTTTTGGCGAAAAAAAATTCGTTGAGCAGTACAACGCTGGGGCACTAAGCATACCTGATTGGGTGAAAGCAGAGGTTGCAACTGTCAGTGTTATGACTATGCGCCGCTGGAAAGCTAAGCGTGAAGCGAACGGCACTAAAGCGCTGGCAGATGCCTACAGGAAAACAAAGGCCTCGACTTTCGAGCAATTTCCAGAAATTGCACAGTTTGTTTTGGCATTGATCACGGCTAAACCGCACCTGATGAAAAAAAGCAGAGAGGTGGCGAATTTAATCGATGTTAAACGCAAAGAGTTATACAACCACTGGCCTGCAGTATCAGCTTCTGCAGTCCAACGGCATCTGGAAAAACTCAGTCAAAGTATCGTCACTGAGCTGGCTTATACGACCAATCCAAGAGAGTTTAACAATTCCCACAGACCATTGTTTGGGCGGATGTATCCATGGATTTCAGGACCAAACCAAGTTTGGGAACTGGATTCGACTCCGACCGATGTGCAGCTAAACGTTCAAGGGAAAGCTCGCAGATACAGCATCATCGGTGCAATTGATGTGTTTACTCGCCGGCTTAAAGTCGTATTGATGCCCGCATCGAGTAGTGAGGGCATATGTTTGTTACTACGCAAGTGTCTGTTGGATTGGGGTATTCCAGAGCCTGATTCGGTGATCCGCACTGACAACGGTTCTGATTACGTCAGTAAAACGACAATCGGGATTTTCAATTTACTGCAGCTCAATCAAAGCCGTGCAAACGCATTCAGTGGTTGGGAAAAGCCGTTTATTGAAAGGGCTTTTAAAACGCTTAGCCATGGTTTGATGGAGAAGTTGCCGGCATACCAAGGCCACAACGTTTCAGATAAAAAACGCCTGCAGGATATGCAGAGCTTTGCAGAAAGCATTGGAGCAAAGCGAAAACAACGCGACCAGGAACTGTTGGAGTTGTCTCTGACACCTGCTGAGCTGCAGGAGATTTTGGATGACTGGTTGGCCTTTGATTATCACCACAAAGAACACTCAGGCTTAAAGGGCATGACACCGTTTCAGGTTTATGCAGAAAGCGGCTATCGGCCGCGTATGCCGGCTAACCCACACAGCTTGGATTTATTACTGAATTACGTTGGTAAAGCAACAGTGATCCGCGGTTCTGTATCTGTGAACTCAGTGAAGTACACAGCGCCTGAACTGATGGAAAGCGCTTGGGACCGCCGGACTGTTCGGGTGTTTCTTGACCCGAGTGACGTTGGCCGCGCAACGCTTTATCCAAGTGATAGCTGGGGCGATTTTGTAGAAGCAATCAACATGGATTTAATTGGCCGCGATATCGACCCTGGTCAGTTCCGTGAGCGTCGCAAAGAGGCGACTAAAACATTGCGGGAGTTCAAAAGGACAGCTGAACAGCTGCAGGAAAAATTTGGCATCAATGAGCTGGCAGCTGTTGAGCTGGCACAGAAGAAGCTCGCAAACCAAAGCCTTGTTGGTTTCAACAGACCAGGGCAGGTGTCAGACAACGAAGCGATTGCAGCTTTAAGCCAGTCCGCAACAAGCCTGTTTAACAAGTCGGCTGAGCCGGTTTATTCCGAAGCGGAGTTAAAGGCTATTGCCTCAAGACGCGCTGAGATTGACCGCCGGCGGGAGCAGTTGTCTGAACAATCCAGCAAAGTGCTACGCAGTGAGCATGAACAGGCTGAGTTTTTAACCAGAGAAAGTCTGGTTCGTGAATTAACCAGTGCAGAAGCGGATTGGCTGAAGAGGTTCCGATCAACGCATGTAATGACCAGAAAACGTCTCGATAGAATTTTAGAAGAGGGCAAGCGCGCTAACGGTTGAGCCCTGCCGCGCGCATGCCATGCAAACCGCTTGGCTGTTGCAAAGCCACGCAATTTACAACACGGAGTATATAGATGAAAAACAAAACAGTCGAAGTCAAAAACGTGACCCGAACGCAGGAAATGTTCGAGAACCTGAGTTCGCGCAGCATGATCACACCAGGCATTGGTCTTATTCATGGCCCGAGCGGCTTCGGCAAAACGACCACAGTGACATATATGTTCAACGAGCTGACGGTGTCGGGCCAACAACCTTTGTACGTGCGTTGTTATGCCACGGACACTCCAAGTTCATTTTTAGCAAGGGTTATGGGTGAGCTTGGTTCTCAGCCTATGTTCCCACTTCGCAAGATGGTTGATTACGTGGTGCAGGCCATGAACGAACGGAGCCTAGCGCTGTTTGTTGACGAGGCTGATCACATCGTTAGCCAGGCAAAAACGATGGAAACCATCCGCGACTTGTACGACAGCACAGAACAGCCAGTGGTGTTGATTGGCATGGAAGAAATTGCCCGTCGCATTTCCCACCGAAAACAGCTGTTTAACCGGATTTCGGAGTGGGTTGAGTTTGTGCCTGCAGATATTGAAGACGTCCATTTGTTCGCGACAGATCTAGTGGATGACCGGGTTCAGGTCGGTGAAGACCTGCTCGACTTTATTCGGCAAAAGTCTGGCGGTGAGGTACGCCGAATCCTGATTGCCTTAGAAAAAATTGAACGTGCTGCGCTGGCCAGTGGTGAAACCTATGTCGATTTGCACAGCTGGGGCAACCGTCCACTGTTCCTGAATCATCGCCGTTGATTGTGGAGACCGTCGATGAACAAACGCGAGTTAGCGTGGCAGACGATGAAAAACAAGGAGTTTTTCACAGTCTCCGAAATCGCTAATGCAGTGGAGATGGATCTCGAACAATGCAGAACAACGATTAATAAACTTCATGCCCTTGGGTACCTGATTTATATCCGTGGCGCCGGATGTCCAGGCAATCCTAAGCGATACAAGGTCAATGCTGACCGCGTATCAGAACCGAGGCTCGGAAAAGGTGCAAAAGATGGCGACATCATCAAGCGTCAGGGGCGAACAGGTCAGCAACTGATTTGGAATGCACTTCGGATCAACAGAGCTGTAGTGGTTAGTTCTGTTGTTGCAGTGACTCAATGCTCCAGAAAGGCTGTTGAGGGATATCTCAGGGTTTTAGAGAAATCTGGCTACCTGATTTGCAAAAAGGTCGATACGCGACTGCCAAATAAAGAAATTGAGTTCCATGAGAGCGTGTGGAAATTAATCCGGGAGACCGGTCCAAAAGCGCCAATTTATCGGCGTGGAAAAGGCTGTTGGGACCAAAACGAAGAGCATTTCTATCCGTTTAAAGGAACCGGTCAGCGCAAAGGGGGCATGGATGAAGTGGCTTGAAGTATTGAGGGAACAAGTGGGCCTAAACGGTCAACGGCCAGTCGCTGACAAGCTTGGTGTCAGTAACACGGTGATCAGTCAGGTCGTTAACGAAAAATACCCTGGCGATATGGGCCGAATTCAGGCGCTGGTTGAAAGCGTGTACATGAGCAAATCAGTGCTTTGCCCGGTGCTTGGTGAAATTGCCTGGCATACCTGCCAGATGCACCAGAAAAACACACACACCGGCAATCCGACCAAGTTGCGCTTGTATCGGGCCTGCCGCAGTGGCTGTGAAAACTCTGATTTGCCGGTGACGCAAAACATCCAATTGAACCCGAGCGCAACGCTTAATCGCAGCCTGAAGGTTTACGACGCGGATGCAGTGATCGCCCGGTTAAAGCGCCAAGTGGAATCAGACGGCGGCGGGCCGGCTCAATTAGCGGAGTTGCTGCAATCAGAGCTGAAGAATCTGGCGACCAAACTGAACAGAACGGACAAATGACCATGAAAAACGCAAACGATATCAAGCTGGCACTCCGCGATGCCACCAACGCTGTGAATCTGTTGGATAAGCGCGGCTACAAGGTGATTGGCCTGAGCATGAACCACGTTCAGCCAATCATCACCATCAGCACACCACCGGCCAACAAAACGCCAAAGGGTACAGAGATCCGCTGTATCCGTGAGCGTGGCGCTGCGCCAGAACGAATTATGGCTGCGGTATTCAGTGGGTGCTTGGTCACCTGGAATGCCGACGATTCGGCCATGCAGTAACCCGCCAACAACCATCGCTATTGGAGACCCCATGGATACTTCTACACATGCAATTCCTGCCGGCTACTGGCAGAACGCTCAGGGTGCGTTAATCCCTGTGGAAATGGTGAAGCCGATTGACCGGGCACGGAATGATTTAGTGCATGAACTGGTGCAAAAGGCCAATGAATTGAGCCAATTAATGGCCAAGTTTAAGACTTCAGCTTTTGCCGATATCGCTGCTTTTGTTGACCTGTCGTTGGAGCAATACGATACCAATGTTGGCGGTAAAAAGGGCAACCTGACGCTGTACAGCTTTGATGGCCGCTACAAAGTGCAGCGCGCTATTCAGGAACACCTGCAATTTGACGAACGGCTGCAGGCGGCGCGGGCACTGATTGACGAATGCCTGGCTGACTGGACGGCCGGCGCTGCACCGGAATTAAAAGCCATCGTGGCCAATGCCTTTAACACTGACAAGGCCGGCAACATCAGCACCAGTCGCGTGTTGGGCCTGCGTCGCCTCGATATCAAAGACGAGCGCTGGCTGAAAGCTATGACCGCAATTGGTGAAGCGGTACAGGTTGTCGGCAGCAAGGCTTATATCCGGGTGTATGAGCGCATCGGCGATTCAGAAATGTACCGGCCTATTCCTCTGGATATCGCGGCGGTGCAGTTATGA